GAGCTACGAACTGAATTTGAAAATGAAAAACAACCAGCAGAACAAAAGCTTTGGAGAGCGGTTCTGCAGCGTGCTTTTGAAGATGTTATCTACCCTGGAATCGAGCGTCCGCTCGTGGTTTTTAAGTATAAAGCTCATTTATGGTTTACTAGCAGACAGATTGATTTTGACATTGTGTGTAATCTTGCTGGCTATGATAGCACTTATATACAAGATGCTTATCTTCGGATGGTAGATAAAGAACAAATTTTTTTCACTCTTGACCAAATGAACTACATTAAATGGCGAAGAAGCTATAATGAAAAAAGAAATATCATTGAATTTTGAAAAACTGCGGGTAGCAAATCGCAACACTAAAATATGCTCTAAATGTGGTGTTACAAAGTTAATTAATGATTTTAATTGGAAAGTCCTTAATAAAAGATTAAACAATGAATGTGGACCATGCCAAATGGATCGTGATAACGCAAGACACAGCTCATCAATTCATTCTTTTGTACGAATGAAAATATTAAATAAAATATCTGAATGTAAAAGAGGTAGAAGAGGTAAATATACAAATTTAGATTTTGACAGCTTTTGGCAAATATGGGAGGACCAATACAAATTATTCGGTGTCGTGTGTCCATACTCAGGCGTTAACATGACTTTTCAACGTGGTGAGGGTAACATAGGTACAAATGCATCAATAGACAGGTTTGATTCTTCGTTAGGATATATACCAGGTAACGTGGTCTTTTGTACAAGTTTAACTAATAGTATGAAGTTAGATATGGGTTTTGAAGAATTCTTGGTTCAGTGTCAAACGATAGCAGCTAATAGGGTTGACCATTTAAAGATAAGGGAGTATATGCAGAGCCTTCAAGGTCTTCGGACGATGGATCATGGCCCCGAAGATGATTAAGCTCGGGGCCAGATCTCTTTATTTTCAAGGTCCCATATAGTATCTCCTAAGTAATTAGTATGTATACCATAAAAATACATAATAGTACACTGAAAACAGGAAAAGTAACATTTATCCTTATTTATCAACACTTATTTTGTCAGTCTAGTACACTGAAAGTACACTGAATTTCAGTCTAGTATCATGTGTTCTACTGGTCTGGCGACCTTTTTTGTGCTAGATATTAATTTTAGGTTTTATATACCTATATAGATTTAAAAATTATGACCAACGCTGTAGCATTAAAGAAACGTATGAAAGGAGCTGAGCTGCTTACACCAAAGCAGAGAGTATTTGCCGAATACTTTGTATCTCATTACCCAAAAGGAACTAAGAAAGAGGCTGCCTTACATGCAGGTTATTCTGAAAAGACTTGTGAAAAGGTTGGAAGTTTATTGACTAACCCGGATAAAAACCCTCATGTGGTAGCTTATATTGAAAGACTCCGTGATTCAGCTTCAAAACAATATAAAGATCATTTAAGGCATTTAAGAAGGTTAGACCATTTATCATTAGTTGCAGAAGACAAGGGGCAGTTAGCTGCAGCTATAAATTCAGAATTTCGTTTAGGACAATCAGTTGGATTGTATGTGGATAAAAAAGAAATCAAAGTGCAGGATTTGTCTGCAATGTCTAAAGATGAATTAATAAAACAAATCAATGAACTGAAAGATGAGATCCCGAACGCCAAAACAATACAGCTCGAAAGCACAGAAGCCGAAGAAAAATTGGAAGACTGAAGCTGAGTTTTGGAAATGCTTTCATGAAAAGCACAATGCTCATCTTACAACAAACGTAGGGAAGGTGACTGTGAATGTCTCTAAAAAAGAAGATTAAAGTAGGATATACCGATATCAAAATAGATTTGGTAAAAGAAATACCAGACAAGAATCAACATGTGTTTGGTGAGTATGATCCTGTTTCACAAAAGATTTTGTTGGATAAAAATCAATCAGAAAGGTCGTTAGCGAACTCATTTCTACATGAGCTTGTGCATGCTGTCGTTGATAATTCAGGCTTGAATTCAGATGGTAATTGTTTATCATCAACAAAAGATGAGGAGCTTACAGTCAATGCAATTGCTAATCAATTGTCTCAAGTTATTAGAGACAATAAGTGGTTCTTACCCTACCTACAAAAGAATATAAATTTGAATGAAAAAGCAGGAGTCAAAGTTTTATCAGGAATTAAAAAAAGCGTGGCCAAACGTGCATTTTCAAAGAATAGAAACAAGCGTAGGACTAGGAATTCCAGACGTTAATTGTTGTATAAATGGTGTAGAGTTTTGGCTTGAGTTAAAGGTAAGTTTAGGTAAGCGACTTGCTATAACTAAATATCAAAAAGCTTGGATTTTAAATAGATACAAAGCAGGTGGATTAGTATTTGTGCTGCAAAAGGCCCTCTCGGAGAGAGCCCTCAAACTTTACGATGGTCCATCGTTACTGGTCGATGTGCCATCTCCCATTTGCCATTTCCCAACTCCCAACGCTCATAAAGAAATCTTGCTGGCCATCCTTCAGCAGCAGCGTAACCTGGCTGGTCAGGCAGCATCTCCCAACTCCCGTTGAAGAAAAGCCCGTCTTCGTTGATGTTTTTGAAGCCACAGGACTCTGGATCCAGACACCAGCAGCGAATTCCCACTTCCCGTTACCGAAAAGTGAGGATTTGCGTGTCTTTTTTCAAAGACTGGCGTCAGAAGGCTGCTGGGCACAGGTGAAGCTGTCGTAAAAAAGTTCTTGACATTATCCCATGATGATAATAATGTGGGTCTTGGTAGCTCGACATTCATAGAACTATATTAGCTCCTGTTTTACGTCCGTTGGGCTACCGTTGATCTCTGATCGACAGGAGTACACGCTGATGCCATTTGAAATATTGATGGCTTAGGAATGGAAAGGTCGATCTGAGATCAGCGAGAGTTGATCGGGATTCGAAGGCATCAAAGCCTAACCTGACCTCGGAGGGTCTGCGCACAGCCCGAGGTCTTGGTTTCCCACTTCCCATCTCCCATTAAAAATTCCTCGTTAGATATTCTACATTAGCTGCCTTCAGACCCAGCTGGGCCCAGCAGAAGCTCCTGCTTGTGAAAATTTTTTTCGTTTGACATTCTAGATAATAATCTTATATTCATGGGATAACAAAAGGAGCAGTACGATGACAAAAGAAGACGACAAGAACATTGTGTTCACATGCAAAGAGCATGGCAAAGAAACATACTTTAAAATTAAATCTCAAGAGAAGGAACTTCCCTTTTCCAATTTCGTTTACGTGTGGTTTAAGGAAGAAGATTTAGTGGAAAAGATGTGGGTGCAAATTACCGAAGGCACGCAGAAGTCAGGTGTTGGTAAATTAAATAATGTTCCAACATTGTTGGAGAACAAAAAGTTAGGGGACAAGGTAGTGTATCATACAGACCCTGATGGAATCACAAGGGAGGTGTGATATGGACGTTAACGATGAAAGAATCAAAGAATGGATAGAAGAATGCCCCGAACATGACAATGAATTATTGCACAGTGACGATAATGGAATCGTGATGGTGGTAAGATTCAACAACGAGAAGGAGGATGACATCCCACCGCCAAAAGAAAACAAACCGGAAGCAGGTAAGCTTTATGCATTGACTGGCGCCCCAGGCAGCAAGTGTATTGCTAATGGCAATACATGGGAAGAGTCCAAGGTCGGCGAAGAGGTGAAGCCTTAGTGGGTTACTTAATAACAGGATTGGTGTGCGTGGCTTTCGTGTCCCGTTTCCGTTGGCTAACGCTCACGGTTCTGTTGTTACTTTTGATATAACCTGCTGGGCCCAGCAGCGTGGTCTCCCATTCCCGTTCCCAACAACAACACTAGAAATGTAAAGCTTTTACATGCACCTGCGATCCCAGCCAGGTAACTCCTGCACCACCACCTCCTCCTTTCCCACTCCCACTGCCACCACCTATCCCACCTCCCAACCGAAGCTGATAGCAGGTTGCCCAGCACCTATTCCTTCATACAAATTTTCCTTCGGCTAAAATTTTCTACTTTAGAATGATTATAATTAACAGCTAAAAAATAATTTATTTTTTTCTTGATATGGTCATGGGATTTGATACATTTATCGAGTGTTAAAAACTACAAAACAAAGAGAGGTAAAATGGCACAAACAAAAAAGGCGTTTCAGTTAAGCCCTAAAAATAAAAAACTGATAATTAATTCTTGTGAATTAAAACAAGAACAAAAAGAACTAACTTCAACATGGAATAGGATTTTAAAACCTAGCAATGTTGAATTGTTCGAACTACTTAAAACTGATGAGATTAGTTTTAAGTCTAAAAAGTTGATGTACATTCTTAAAAGAAATGTATCAACTTATAATTCGTTCAGTGTTGAAAATTTCAAAAAGCAACACATGGACTTATTTGAAAAATACTCAACTTTAAACACTAGAACAACGTGGTCTAGTGAGATTAAGGACTTGCAATCATGAGTAATGAGATTACAATACTTAATCAAATAGTTGATAGTGAAAAAAGTAGTGATGTTAAAATACAAGAACTCAAAACTTTTTTACACAAATATAAACAAGTCGCAAAACCAAAAATTGATTGGAAATTAGTAGCGGGTCATTTGGATATGAGTATATTTGAATTTATACTTGATAATCTTAATGATGATAAAATCAAAACTTTTGGTCAATCGTTATCTAGTGAATTGTTCACAAAATTTGGATTAGATAGAACAATATCAGATAATCGTACTGACAATTAATCAATATCCCATTGGCGCATTTTATTGCGCCAATGGGCAATTCCTCTTTTAAAGACTTTTCTTGGACTTTTACAGCTTACTGGTAACCTGCCTGGCAACCTGCGATCGCTGATGAAATTCAGGGTCTCTATTCAAAAACATACTAGATATGGTGCTTTGACCCCACCCCACCCCCCAAATCTTGCGCATGTAACTTGACGATTGACATACGTGCAAACTTTCATAGAAATGATATAATAAAAATACTTATGGATTTGGAGCTACTACCTAAAGAAAAATTAATAAAATTAAAGAAATTACTAGATGCTGAAAAGATACTCAGTGCTAGAAATGATTTCTTGTTCTTTGTTAAACAGGTTTGGCCAGATTTTATTTGCAGAGATGCAACTGAACCTTCTGACTGGGGTCATCATCAAATAATCGCTGACAAACTAAATCAGGTCTCAGAGGGCAAGATAAAGCGTTTAATTATCAATATGCCTCCGAGACATACAAAATCTGAGTTTGCATCTTATTTGTTTCCAGCATGGATGATGGGACTCCGACCCAATGCAAAACTCATGCAGGTTTCTCACAATGCAGAATTATCTTTTCGTTTTGGTAGAAAAGTAAGAAACTTAGTTGATAGCGATGAATATAAAAAAATTTTTTCTAACGTGGGACTCCAACAGGATAGTAAAGCTGCAGGTCGTTGGGAGACCTCCCAAGGGGGTGAATATTTTGCAGCTGGTGTCGGTGGTGCCATAACGGGTAGGGGTGCAGATATATTAATTATTGACGACCCACATACTGAACAAAACGTGATGTCGGACTCTGCTATGGAGAAGACGTATGATTGGTATGTATCAGGACCTAGACAACGTTTGCAACCGGGTGGTTCTATCGTAGTTGTAATGACTCGATGGGCGACGGACGATCTTACAGGTAGACTAATTAAAGCTCAAGTAAACCCTGGCGCTGATCAGTGGGAGGTCGTTGAGTTTCCAGCGCTGCTGGACGACGGACAACCAGTATGGCCAGAGTATTGGAAGAAAGAGGAACTAGAGGGTGTAAAAGCATCAATACCTCCCCAACGTTGGAATGCACAATACATGCAGAATCCAACTTCTGAAGAAGGAGCCATTATAAAACGTGAATGGTGGAGACCTTGGGAACATGAGATACCAAGACTAGAATATGTAATACAATCATATGATACAGCGTTTAGTAAAAAAGATTCTGCAGACTACTCTGCTATTACAACTTGGGGTGTATTTACGCCTGATGAAGACTCACCGAAATGTTTAATGTTATTAGATTCATTAAAAGGTCGTTGGGATTTTCCTGAACTAAAAGCTGTAGCGATGGATCAATACTCTTATTGGAATCCTGAGTCCGTCGTCATTGAAGCAAAGGCAACGGGTATGCCACTAATTCAAGAGCTAAGAAGAACTGGTATCCCTGTGCACGAGTTCGTGCCAGGTCGTGGAAAAGATAAGGTTTCAAGGGTTAATGCAGTCTCGCCTGTGTTTGCATCGGGTATGGTTTTCTATCCAGCTGACCGTCAATTTGCTCATGAAGTGATTGAGGAGTGTGCAGCGTTCCCTAATGGAGAACACGATGACCTCGTGGACAGCACCACCCAAGCTGTGTTAAGATACCGAGAAGGAAATTTTATATCTGCGGATTATGATTATGAGCCGACGGACAAAAAACCATTGCCGACGGAACGTAAATACTATCCTGCATAGGAGTAACTATGGCTGACAACAACACTATACTTGACTATGGAGAAATAGAAAATTCTTC